CCAACGAGAAGGAATCATTCTGCGTCGAGCAGAAGTAACTATCATTGCAGGCACTCCAGGTGCAGGTAAGTCATCAGTAGCATTACATATCGCAGCAAGATTAAAACAACCAACACTATACTTCTCTGCTGATACTAATGCACATACCATGGCTATGCGCTTGCTTGCTATGAAGGCTAAGATAACTCAGCAGACAGCAGAGTTAATGCTTAAGACAGAGCCAACTAAAGCAGCAGAATATCTACGTGAGTTCTCTGGTATGTACTGGTCGTTCGAGCCCAGCCCTACATTAAAAGACTTAGACGAAGAAGTATCTGCATTTGAAACTATGTGGGGCAGAAGCCCAACACTTATAGTCGTAGATAATCTTATGGACATTGCTATTGATGGACATGAAGAGTTTGCTGGTATGCGTCAGGTCATGAAAGAACTTAAGTATCTTGCAAGAGATACTAACGCAGCAGTGCTAGTGCTACACCATACACAAGAAGGTGCAGCAGGCTACCCTTGCCAGCCACGCTCAGCATTGCAAGGTAAAGTGGCACAGATTCCTGCTATGGTCTTGACTGTAGGTCAGATGATTCAAGGAGCAGACACATACTTGTGCATAGCACCAGTTAAAAACAGATACGGTAAGGCAGACCCAACAGGTAGCACATACCTATCACTATCATTCGACCCAGCATCTATGTATCTTGAAGATATAGTGCGTGACTATAGACAACCAGAGATGACAGTATGAGTAGTGCAGCCAAAGCCAAAGGCAGTGGAGCAGAACGCGACGTAGTTGCGTATCTTAAGCAATGGTTTCCATATGTAGATAGGCGATTGGCTGGTGCTACGCTAGACAAAGGTGACATCTCAGGTATACCTGGAGTTACAATTGAAATTAAAAACCATGCCAAGATGAACTTGGCTGGATGGACAGAAGAATTGTTAACCGAGATGGCTAACGATAAGGCTTGGACAGGCGTGGTGTGGCACAAACGTAAAGGGAAGCGGAGCCCTAGCGAGTGGTACTGCACCATGCCTGGACATGTCTATGTAGATTTACTAAGGAGAGCACTTGGAGAAACCAAGCATTGAAGAGTATCTCCACTACATAGGTGCAGATACACCAGCAGTAGGTAGCGGATGGCGTAAGATGAAGTGTCCATTCCACCATGATTCACATGCAAGCGCAGCAGTTAACTATGATAAGAACGCCTTTGTCTGCCACGGTTGTGGTGTCAAAGGCGATACTTATTCTCTCATTATGTACAAGGAAGGTGGTGACTACCGTGAGGCTGTCAACTTCGCAGAGAAATTTCTTACTACAGGCAACACAGAGATACGCAGCAGCGATAGAAAAAGCAGAGCCGTATCTGTTAAGCCGTCAACTCTCGGTAGACGAGGCAAAAGTATTTCACTTGGGAGTGGTAGAAGACCCACTGCCAGGTCATGAGCCGTACAAAGGACGGCTTGCTATCCCATACATTACACCGTCAGGTGTAGTTGATATTAGATTCCGTGCAATAGGTAACGATGACCCTAAGTACATGGGGTTAGTTGGTGCCAAGACTACTATGTTTAATACACAAGCATGCTTTGTTGCTGACAAATACATCTGCGTTACTGAAGGTGAGTTTGATTGCATCATGATGAGCAGCAAAACAATACACCCTACTGTTGGTATACCTGGTGCTAACAATTGGAAACCACATTACGCTAAGATACTTGACGACTTTGATATTGTTATTGTGCTAGCCGATGGCGACGCAGCAGGTTTAGAGTTTGGCAAAAAGATAAGCAGAGAACTAGGTAACGTAAACATTGTCTCTATGCCAGAAGGCGAAGACGTAAACAGCATGATGATTAAACAAGGGAGTGAATGGATTGACGAACGAATCAGAGAATGCATTGCCGTTGGATGAAAGTTTCTGGGCACATCTAGAACATAGCGGGTATACCATTGGTATCCCAGTGTCTGATGATAAGATTATGAATGTCAATGAAGTACTAGAAGACATCTACTACACCATTGATGAAGACCCTGAAGAAGCACAGCGTCTGATTATAATGATGGCTGCAATTCTAATTGCATCTAAGGATGGCATGGCTGATAAAGTATGGGAAGAGATGACAGTCTCTGAGTCCATGAAAACACTTGATAAAGAGATAGGAAAAATATTAAATGAAGAATCCTGATGACGCTAAAGTCATTGTAAATCAACTACTTCAGACTCTTTACGACAAGCATAAAGACTATGGTCCACTCAACATTGCAGGTGCACCAGGCGGTGCAATGAATGGATTGCGTGTACGCATGTACGATAAGTTGGCTAGACTTAATAACTTGTTAGATAGCGGCAACACGCCGAAGTATGAATCATTGGAAGATACCCTACTTGACCTTGCAAACTATGCCATAATCGGACTGCTAGTCCAACGTGGACAGTGGGAAGGTTTACCCAATTCAAATGGCGAAACAAAAAAGAGTAGTAGTCCTGAGCGACCTACAAATACCATACCAAAACAACTCCGTCATCCAAAGCACACTAGATTTCATACGATACTATAAACCAGACGAACTCTGGTGTGTCGGTGATGAACTAGATGCACCAGAACCAAGCCGTTGGAACAAAGGCATGGCTGGTGAGTATGCAGAAACATTACAAGATAGTATTGATTTAACTCACCAGATTATGCGCAACTATCGCGCAGCATTAGGTAAGAAACCATTTTATATTCAACGCAGTAATCATACTGACCGCATTGATACATACATGCGTAAATATGCACCTGCATTTATGTCACTTAAATCTTTAGAGATTGAACAGTTACTTGGCTATGATAAGTTAGGTATTACTTACTTGCATAAAATGCATGAGTTAATGCCTGGCTGGGTAATGGCACACGGTGATGAGGGCGCACTTAACCGTGCACCTGGAGCAACAGCATTAAATCTAGCCAAGCGTCTAGGTAAGTCAGTCGTGTGTGGACACACACACCGTATTGGATTACAGCATGAGACCACTGGTTTCTATGGCAAGACACATACATTGTATGGTCTTGAAGTAGGACACATGATGGATATAAAGCAGGCTAGTTATCTAACATCAGGCAGTGCCAACTGGCAAACAGGTTTAGGTATCCTTGTTCAAGAAGGGACAACTGTAACTCCATTTGCTGTGCCAATTGTAAACAATGAGGTAATCATTCCATAATGAGTTACATTGATGAGTACAATGATTTGGTACAGACTCTTGCATCTGAGTACACACGCAAGTATAGTATGCTTGAACGTGATGACATAGCGCAAGAGTTGTGGGTTTGGTTTGTTGGACACCCACGCAAGTACAAAGAATGGTCTGCATTAGAGCAAAAAGATAGAGATAAACTTATCGCTAAGTCGCTACGTAATGCAGCGTTAAAGTTTTGCGAACGAGAGAAAAGCAAGAAGGTTGGGTATGATTCGTCCGATTTGTATTACTATGACGTCTCAGTTGTTGAGGCATTCTTACCTTCTATTATCGCAGGAACCTATGCTATACCTCTCAGCATTCAAGACCTCAATGCCAAATTCGGCAGTGGAAGTTTATCTGACGGCAACAACTGGCTAGCACTACGGTCAGATATACATGCAGCCTTTAACAAACTATCAGATGCCAAGCAACACACATTAGTCTTGCGCTTTAGTATAGACTCACCTGACTGGGTACTACTATCTAAAGAAATGGATAGCACACCAGATGGAGCACGCATGAAAGTACAACGTGCACTTAACTCATTAGTCAAACACCTAGGTGGATGGAAACCATATCATGATGAAGACACACAACAAGAACCCGTATCAGAAGAAACAAGTGACAGCCCCGAAGAGTGAGTCCATCATTGTATGCTGGTGTGACAATGGCACAACAGATGGCAAGTTCACTGAAGGTCTTGTCTATGCTGCACTTACATCTGAACTACCAATCAAGTCAGCCATGCGTGTACAGGGCAATCAGATAGGACGACAACGCCAGACAGCGTTGGAGTTCTGGTATGACAAGACAGACTTTGACTGGGTGTTATGGGTAGACAGTGACATTGTATTAACAGAAGATGCACTACGTAAAGTATGGGCAGCAGCAGACGCCAAAGAAAGACCAGTAGTTACTGGCACTTACTTTATCTCTAAAGAAAATGAACGTAGCCTTATGGCTCCGTACCCTGCTATATTTAATTGGGTTGATGGAGAGGACTACAAGATTGCATACGTTCACCCTTTGCCGAAGGATGCGCTTATTAAAGTTGGTTCGGCAGGATTTGGATTCGTGCTTATGCACCGTAACGCGGTCACCCAAATGCGCCGAGTGCATGGTGCTATCCCGTATTTTAATGAGACTGGGGTTGGTGAAGAGTTCGTATCAGAAGACATCAACTTCTTCAGACTCATGGGTAAAGCAGGAGTCCCACTCTACTCTCATACAGGAGCAGTTGTTCAACATATGAAACGCTTTTCATTAGACGTTAACTACTACAAGTTTTTCTGGGATAATGAACAGCGCGATTGAACGCATCCGTGAGGCTGCGTATTATATTCCAGGTGAGTACCTGCAAGATTGTTCTACTGGCATGGCATACGTGTACTCACAAGGTTTAACTGCTGGTAGATTACAAGCACTAGAAATACTGGCAAACAATGAATGACCTAAGAGGTACACCTACATTTGCTTGCATCTGCGGTTGTCTTATGTTTGAGATTACAGTAATGTGGGACCAAGAAACAAGAGAAGTTACATGGTATGACCTTGCTCAGAAGTGTAAAGAATGCGGAACAATTACAACGGCACCTACGCCTATGGATTGGAGAGATTGCGAGTAATGCCTCTATATGATTTTAAATGTGAAACATGTGGCAGCGTGGTGGAGTTATCGGACTCGGCACCAATACCCTGTAGTACATGTGGAGAAACAATGGTTAGAATCTGGACAGCACCAGGCATTAAGTTTAATGCCCCTGGTTTCTATTCAACAGGAGGATAATGAATCTATCTGATGAGTTGCTTTGGGTAGACCAAGCCAACTGCAAGGGATTAGATACCAATGATTTCTTTGTACCTGATGGTAGCAAAAGGTACGATAATGAAACAATGCTTAAGCGCATCTGTGATGGGTGTGAGGTTAAGGCTCAGTGCCTAGACTATGCACTACATAACAATGTAACTGGGTACTGGGGTGGCACATCAGAAAAAATTAGGGCAGCAACAAGGCAACGCCTTGGCATCATAGCCAAAGGACTAGCCTTTGAAGGTTTATACAAATAAAAAAAGACCCCCGTCAGGTAGGTTAAAGTACCTGAACGGGGGCTTCGTGTCTTAAAACAGCCTTAGAAGGCTTATGGCAGTGGGTCGTGGACTCCGTCTACCTCTGATGCAGCCTTAAGTAAAGGCTTACTTGCGGCTGGGAACTGGTCAGCAGGGTTAGCCCATCGTAGGATGACAGGGATAATAGATGCCATGCCTGATGCAAACAACGCCTTAACACTGGTGTTACCCATTGTGTACTGGGCTACAACAGCAGCGACAAATGCACGTGCGTATGTGCCGAGTACTGTGTATACCTTTGGTGAGATAGAAAACTTATTCATTACTTGCTCCATTTCGGTGTGCCAAACCCAACAATAAATGCTGTGAGTTTGCGTTTGTTATCTTTCTTGTAAGCGCGTATGCGCTCTGCTACTTCTCCACCATTTGCCTGTGACCCTGCGGTCTTGTGCTCTGGTGATGTGTTGCCCTCAATGGTAGTAACTGTCCCATCAAGATTATCTTTGACCACTATACCTACGTGCTCCACTGGAGCACCGCCTGCTACAAAGTCAAAGAAAACTATATCGCCAGGCTTGGGCTTGGCAGTTGCAACATTAGCCCATGTTCCAATACCTTGGAAAGCAGAAACACCTGCTGGTGTATAAACCACATTAGGCATTTGTTGCTTTACCTGTGCAGCACACCACATAATAAATGAACCGCACCATGGCTGACCATTGTGTTTAGTAAACTCACCATACTTAGTAAGGTTGTCCCCTGTTTCTGCAGTGCCTATTTCTTTCTGGGCTATTGCAAGAAAGTCGTCAACCTTAGTCATCATCTTCCCATTCACTTGGGTCAATGTCTGGGGTAGGTAATCCCCATGATGGTTCAGGTAATATAAATCCCATTGCTGCCATTACTGTTCCGCCTTTGCTTTCATAACTTCAACATCAATCTTTATAATGTTTTGATTTTCAATCAGTTGGTCTACTTTGTTAATCAAACCAGTGTGCCCATCATTGTATAATGCATACTCAATTTTAGATAACTTATCTTTAAGTTCATCTGTATGTGTACGGATTGTATGCTTGGCTATCATTGATATACCAGCAAGCACTGCCGCTGTTACAAAGAAATAAGAATATACAATTGTTGCTACATCTGATGACATGTCGGGTTTATACCGTTCTAATTGTTAAAGAAATTACACCGCCAAAGCCTGTGAGTTTCTTATCGGGAGGGGTAGTATCAGTAAATAGTACCTCTTCAATGAGGCACTGTTGGATTTCTCCAGTACGGAAGTCTTGCCAAGTAACAATGTCACCCGCTGCTTCTGCATCTTCTAGTGCGGCTAGGCGTATGTACGCCCTGCCTTCATATCCAACTGTTGAGTTGTACTTATCTGACTCAGTGTCATAGTTCAACAATGGAATCTTAACTATGCGCTCACGTGGTGAGGCAGGTACTGCTTTCATCTGATAGCCCTTAAAGACAGGACCAGTAGAAGTATCAGTTGCATCTCTATACAAAGTAAAGCGCAGACCAAGCGCATCTTGTGCGCCAGTAGGCTGAGTAATAGCAGACTCAGGAGTACCAATGGCTACGTCATATGAGTTCACATCATAAAGATTACCGCTAAGGTCACGGGTAGCAATAGACATAGAGCCTTTACTAAAGTCACCACGCCCTACTACACGCTTAAAGTTCTTTTGCTCTAGTGTGTTATATCGAATGTAACCTGTTTGAATCCAACCCGATGGGTATAATTCTGTGGCTGACTGCACGTATAATCCTAGGTCAGCAGTAATGTTTACGCTGCTAGTATCACTAGCGCATATGAATGCCATACGGTCACTAGAACCTAGGTGACATACATCTACGGCTGTACCTGTAAGTACATCTTCGGCATACACATCAGTTGAGTATGCAAATCTAAGGTTGTCAATCTCATTAGACAAATCAATGCGGTAGATACCAGCATATGCTGAACCTTCTTGGGCTGCATCAAATGTAGTGCAGACATAGATATAACTATCGTATGCATCAAAGCCACGAACAGGTTTTTTAGTATGAATTAATAGTGGACCGTATGTAATGTTGCCAGTTGCATTATCAATTGTTCCCATGCGTACACCCTTGTTAGTGCCAATGGCTATGTACTGCATAAGGTGAACGTACATATCATGGATAACTTCACCTTCAGGCAATACGGCTGCAATGATTCCCGATGTAAGGGTAGGCATAGCACCAGTATTATCAAGCATAAACTTATAGATAGCAGAGTTAGCACCAGCATAACCAGCAGCATAAATAGCAGAACCACCTTCAGCAATGGCAGTCCACTGCCATGATGTATTAGGGTGGGTGTATACAGGAGTAGGCATAGTTGTATTGCTAGATGATGACGGTGTCTCATATAGTTTATTGTTAATACCAACAACAATACGTTGCTTAACATAGTTCATCATTGCTGATGTAACTGTAGACCCATGCACTTTAAGTATAGATGTAGATGCACCTGTAAGTGGTGTCTTAATAATGTTAGTGCCGTCTACATAGTAAGCATTAACGCCATCATTACATGATGCGTAGATGTTGGTAACAACACCAGCAGAAATGGTAGTCATAGCAGATGTAGTTCCATCTGTAGTCTTAAGTGCAGAGCCATCTTGAATAAGAATCCTGTCTGCACCTGACACAGTAATAGAAGATATACTAGCGGCTGCTGTTGTATTCTGTACTTTGGCTGGTCGCTTAAGCAATGACACTTGACCTGCAGTTGTCATAGTATCTACAGCAAGTGAGTTGTTGTAGCGGTATGAATTAGACGCAAGTGTAGTTGAGTATGGGTTTGCTAGTGGGTCATAAAAATCAATACCTTCGCCAGCATGAAATGATGACTGACTACGTAGCCACCAACCAGTGAGCGACTGCTCACCTGGGTCACGCTGTGAATCAAACTGTTGCTTTCTAAATGGTGCAGTACCGCGCTCGTAAGGGCGCTGGTCATTAATACCCATAAAGAATGGGAGTCCTGCAATTGCACAGTCATATGCAATGCCAGTGTTTTGCCAGATAGTTCCTGTACCAACACCAATATCTACGGCAATGGCTCGCGTTGCACGACCTTCGGTTATGTCTCTGCCTGCCACCTTAACTCCTTAGTATATTTGTTCTTCAGTTTCGTCCATTGCATCATCTATGTCCCGTAGTAACGGAACTATGTCAGTTACTAATGTATCCATTTACTTAGATAATGCAGCAATTTCGTCAGCAGTCAAACCAAGTGCTGCTAACTTTGCCTGTGCTGATGCCTTGGCATCTGCTGCAGCCTGCGCTGCTGCATCTTCCTCAGCCTTGCGAGCCTCGGCGGCTACGCGGTCTGCTTCCATCTGTGCTACTTCAGCGTCGGTCAATTCAATAATTGACTCTTCACCTGTGGTGCAGTTGATTTCGATTCGTGTTGGATTAGGCATTTTTTACTCCATATAGGTAGGCGGTTGAGTATTGGACAAATGTTGAACTTCCTGCTGTCAAAGAAAGAGAAGTAATTGCAGAAGTTGTAGACCAAAGAGATGCCCACATTTCAGCATAAGCAACGCTTCCATTATTTTCTGTTACACCATCTTGACTAAAAGATTTATTATTTGAACCAGTATAATTTGGAATATAAATTTCTAAGTTTGAAAATGTTGATGATGTAGTGCTTGAATCATTTTGGTCTACTGCTCTATTACCTGATGGTGATGCCGATACTGCTGTTCCACCATTTCCATATAAAAGTTTATTGGTAAATGTAGAAGATGAGCCATTCAGTGTTATGTAGTTAGCACTAGAACCAGCCATTCTTGTAGAGGCAACTAACTTCAAATCTGTATAAGTCGCAGGGATACTGGTAAAGTCAATACTTGCAGCACCACCCGAACCAACAGTAGAAGAAGCGATAAGTGTCATTGTGTTTGCCATAGTTTATGCGCTCGCAATTCCGTATAGGGTAAAGGTAGTACCTGCAGAAAATGTCCCAGAACTTGTAGATATATCAATACGATTGATAGCACTTGTGGAGCGCCATACATGAACACTTGCTTCTACTGCAGCATCTGCAGCAGAATAACGAGAAACTACTGTTTTATATGTTGCTGTGTCTGCATAATTCATAATGTTTGCAATAAATGTATTTGGATTAGTTGTGCTTGAACTTGAATCATTAAGATATATCCAACCAGTATTACTGCCTCTAGTACTAGTTGCTGCTGAACCTGTACCAGTAATATAAGTATCTGAATAATTGGTAGCAGTATCTGAATTAAACGTCATTCTTGTTGATTGGATTGCCAACTTAATAGCAGAGCCAATTAAAACAAGGTCAGTATATGTACTAGGTATTGACGACATAACTAAAAATGATGAAACGCCAGATGCTGTTACAGTTGCAATCGGAGTATAAGTTGAGCCTGCTGCCATTGTCTGTTACCCCTTAATTCCGTAGAGTGCGAACTTAGAACCTGTTGCCCAGTTACCATTGTAGGTTGGGTCTCCTGAAAGTGAAATGTTATTTATTGCACTTGTGGACATCCATAACATTGAGTTTAACCAAACGCTTCCTGAACCATTGCGGTCAGAACCATTAAGACTTTTTATTGTTTTGTACTTGTTAGTATTTGAATAATCAAGAAAATCAATGATTGCTGAAGCAGGGAATGAAGAATCCCCACCAGGAAGATATAAAAAATCTCCAAGAGGATTACCTGAACCGCCAGAAGATGCAGCGCTTCCATTTCCTCTAAGCAAATGAACATTATAATTTGATGTTGTTGCATCACTATTCATTTTGAAATAAGCCAAAGATGTTGGATAACCACCAGAACCAGCAGTTCCTATTGCAGTAATTCTTAATTGAAGATGTTTATATGTAGATGGAATAGAACTAAAAGTAACTATTGTGCTTCCAGCATTTCCAGTATAAGTAGCAATAGACTCAAATGATGATGCTACCGTAGGTGTAACAGAGTTAGATGCAGAACTATATTCACTAGAGCCAGTAGCGTTATTGCCACGCACGGTAAATGTATATGCAGTTCCTGCTGTAAGCCCTGATACTGTAATAGGGCTAGCACCAGTTCCTGTCACAGAACCTGGATTAGATAATGCAGTAAATGTAGTTGCAGCCCCACCTACAGTTGCTGCTGTGTATGCCACAGTTGCTGATTCGCCACCAGCGGTAGCAGTACCAATAGTAGGCACTGTAGGAATATCTACAACAGCCTTACCTCTATCACTTGCGTGAGTACGATTTTGACTAGCCATTATTACTCCGTAACTGGTACTGGAAAGAAATCTCCGCCATCAATGCCATTGTTATAGTCCCAGTTTCCATCTGTATATTCAATGAACATATCAGGGTGAGCCATTACAACTTCTTCTTCTACGCCAACAATAATGTTGACTACTTTATTATTTTCAATAACTGCAAATTTTTTCATTGTTGTCTCCTATATCCAGTACTCAAGACGAATAAATCCAGAACCACCAGAACCGCCTGCTGTGTTTGTATTTCCTGATACAGCACCCAACCCACCATTGTTTGCATAAGAGATTGAACCGTTAGCACCAACTGTACTTGAGTTAATTGTTTTAGCGCCTTTACCTCCACCAGTTGCAGTTGTAGCACCCGTAAAAGTTGTATTTCCACCAGCAGCCCCTGAGCCACCACCTGCTCCAATGGCGTAAGTAATTGAAGCACCTGGAGTTGTTGTTACTGTTGTTTCAATGCTGTCACCAGGTCCGCCCATTTGTCCGACTGCTGCTGAACCGTCTGCTGGACCACCACCACCACCACCACCAACAAGCAAAGCGTTGACAAATGTAACACCAGTAGGTACCGTCCAAGATGTACCAGAAGTAAGTGTTTCTACTCTACGAGTAGTTGGTGCTGCTGCAGCATTTGCTGAACTAATAGCCATTATGCAATCTCGCTTCCATAAGCGTTAAATGATAGAGTTGCTGATGATGCATACACTGTAACAACATCTGTTGCTGCAAGTGTAAGACCAAGAGTAAAGAATGTAGCATCAGATGCTGGTACGGTTGCTCCATATACAATGTAATGTATTGCTGACAATGTTGCACCTGCTGGTCGAACTGCAATACGAAATGTAGCAGCAGTTCCTGCTTGATTAGTTACAGAAATAGTTGACACTACTGTCTGAGTTGCAGACGGTACCGTATAAAGAGTTGTTGCTGTAGTTGCTGCTGGGTTTACTTGACCCAACACCTTGTAAGTTGTTGCCATTATTACATTCCGCCTAACATAAGGATTTGTGGGATTGGGTCAGAGGCTACTGCTGCCCATTGGACACCAGAGCCAGTTGTTTGTAGATAGTAGCCATTGGTTCCTGCGGAGCCTCCAGCAGTAAGTGTACCAGTAAGTGTTGCACTAGCAATAGTTGGTGTTGTCAATCCAAGGCTAGTAACAGAGTTTGTCCAAGATGGTGTTGTGCCATCTGTGGTGAGCAGTCTGCCTGAGTTGCCAGTTTGAGTTGGTAGTGAGGCAGAAGTGTATGTACTAAAGGTAATAGCAGTAGTACCAATTGTCACTGGGTTAGTGCTTGTGTTGACAAAAGTAACACCAGTATTAGCATTTCCAGCAGTAGTAAATACTACGTCACCATTGGTAACTTCTGTTGTTGTATCATAGTCAGTAGTACGAGTAAGGATGTAGGCGTTACCTGCACCACCCTGGTTGGTTACTGTGTAGATACCATTCTGGAGTTGAGTAGTCTGGTCTTTAACAAGGATTCTATCATTAGTTGAGATGTTAACACCATCAATAGAACCACGACCATTGCCAGTAGCAGTAAGGGTTGCACCTACACCAGATGATGAACCATTGCTATAAGTAGCAGATAAGTTTGCTGTAGTAGCAAGTTTAACTGGAGCGTGGAAGTTAATAGATGAGGTAACTTGGTCTACATACTGTTTAGTAGCAAGACCAAGGTTTGCTGTTGGGTCTGCATCAGCAAGGGCACCGCTAAGAGTTGGTGCCGTAGCAAAGACAAGGGAACCCGAACCAGTCTCATCTGAGATAACGCCAGCAAGTTCTGCTGATGTAGTAGCAGCATGAACAGATAGTTTATCTGTAGTAACTACTAGGGTCTTGGATGTTGGAATAGTGGTTGAGTTTATGGTCAACCCAGTTATGTTTGTATAAGTGGTACCTGAGTTGATAGTTGTACTACCAAGGGTGGGTGCTGAGTAAGAAGTAGCAGAAGAAATTGCTGACCAAGAACTACCGTTGTAAACATACATAGTATTAGTTGTACTACTAAAGTATGTAGCACCAGTAATAAGTGCATTACCTTGGTTGTCTAATGTAGGAGCAGATGCAAATGTACCTAGGTAGTAAGTCTTGTATGTGTTATAGGTAGCCAGTGAACTAGATGCTGAGGTAGCAGAAGATGTAGCACTAGTGGCTGCACTAGAGGCAGAAGTAGCAGCGGCTGTGGCTGAGGCTGCAGCCGAAGTTGCAGAGGTAGCAGCAGCGGTCTGGCTGGTCAAGGCTGAAGAAGCCGAAGTAGCAGCGGCAGTCTGTGAGGTTAGGGCAGATGAGGCTGAAGTAGCCGCGCTTGATGCTGAGGTCGCTGCAGCCGTTGCTGAGGCTGAGGCATTGCTAGCCTGTGTCGTAGCCGTAGAAGCCGAGTTAGAGGCTGTAGTGGCGCTTGCAGCCGCGCTGGTGGCACTTGTAGCGGCAGCCGTAGCAGAGGCTGCTGCGCTGGTAGCAGATGTTGACGCCGCATTCTGGCTGGCTAGCGCATTACTTGCATATGTTGCTATACTGGCTACAGAAGCAGCAGCAGTAGTAGCAGATGCAGCAGCAGAAGTAGCACTGGTAGCAGCAGCGGTGGCAGAAGCCGCCGCTGATGTAGCAGATGTAGCAGCAGCAGTTGCTGAGTTAGCAGCACTAGTTGCACTAGTTGCTGCAGCAGTAGCCTGTGCGGTCTGAAGAACAAGCACATTGTCCACATAAGACTTAGGTGTTGCAGATGATGAAGACATACCAGAAGATGAAAGTCCAGTAATAACTGGTGTTCCGTTAATGGTAGGGCTAGTAATAGTTTTGTTAGTAAGAGTTGTAACAGAATCTGTAAGGTCTACTGTGCCTGATGTATTAGGCAATGTAATTGTGCGGTTAGCGGTTGGGTCTACAACTGTAAGAGTAGTTGAGTAAGCATCAACTGTTGTGCCTTGGAATGAAATACCAGCATCATTTTCTACAGTAGATGTAAGTGTAGGTGCAACAAGTGTCTTGTTATAAAGAGTCTGTGTTTCGTATGTTCCAACTACTGCTGATGTAGATGAAACACCATGGAGCAAGTGCGCTCCAGTACCATCATTGTAACCACCAGTTGCTTCAATGTGAAGGTTTGCTTCACGAAGGTCACGACCAATAATCATGTGACGAATTACTGCACCAGCAGAGTGGTCTTGTGCTGAAGCACCAGCCATGTCAACGTCACGGGTTACTGTTAGGTTGTTACCACTAACAACCGTAATATCTACAATTTCTTCAAGGGCTGTATCTGGGTCAATAACAACAGTAAATGTTTGACCAGTGCTAACAGTAGCACCGCCAAGCAATGTAGTTGCGTTAGCAACTGGAATAACGGTTGCACCAGAAGTTACCGCTGATGTCAGGGTTGTTTGCTGGGAACGTGAGGAGTATTTACGAGTTGTCATCTATGTACCTATCGGCTGTAGTGGACGCGGGTTGGGAACTGAATCTTCTGCTTAAGCGATTCTTCTTCAAGACGATTCTGATAAAGGGCTTGCAGTTGTTTTGTTACGTTTGTTCCTGTGCCGTATGGACGCTTTGTGTCCAGTTCGTCTGCACCAGGAGCGGTGATAGAAATACGTGCAGGGTCTACGTAAGATGACAGACGCCATGCTGCACCGTAAACAATTACGTCTTTCATAGATGTAGGTAAACCTGTAGTTGATTCAAAGTCATCTGAATTGTTAACCATATTAGTAGGCAGGTGTGCATACACAATGTTGATGGTACGTCCAGGAAGTACGTTGTCATAGATAGATACTGTGCGACCAGTAGCAAATGATGGAGCATAAGCAATAGGGTCCCAACGCCATTGGCGAATAGGTAGCCATTCTTTAGTTGGTCCAACTGATTGCCATGCCATAGATAGAATCTGGATAGCATCTGCAGGTACTGGATATGTAGTACGGCTAGCAAGGAATGATACGGCTGTTGAGCCAGTAGCAAATACCTTTGGGTATACCGCATTAACTGTATCGTTGATTGCACGCTTAACTGCAGCACGTGGATAGGTAGGAGTAATAACTACTTTTGCGTTAGCAGCGTGAGCAACAGCAGTAGTGCCATTGTATCCGCGCCCAAAAGGAGCGATAGTAACAGTGTTTGCTTGACGGTCATAAGAATCCACCCACATCATTTCATCATCAATTTCAATAATGCTTTTACCAATGTTATCTGTTGAGGCTACGTTAAGTACTAGGTCAGTACTGGTAGCAGAAGTTAATAGGTAAGTAACACGGTCTTGACGATAGGTAAATCCAGATAGGTCTAGTTGTACATCATCTACTAGTGAGTTAAGTGTTGTCATTAAGAAGCCACCATACGTAGTGCGGTAACCGCATCTAGTCCTGTTGTGCCTGCAAGTGCGTTGCAAACTCCTGTGATACCCAGATATAACTTAGGGTCTGTTATGCCGTACTTTTTATTAAGTGCACCCTGTACTGCCATGGCTGGAGATACACCAGCCCATGCACTAGCAGCACCTTGGTCTGCAAAGTATGCAGTCTTGGCTGGGTAAGACCCACCGCCGTTAGCAAGACGATTTAGTTCGTCAGTAAATGTTGAACCTGCGCGACCATACACTGCCATTATTGACCTGCCTTTTCTGCACGCTTGGCTGCTTCTGTAATTTCACGTTGACGTAATACTTTACGTTGATTGCGAATAGCACCCTTTAGTGCAGCAGTTTTAGAACCTGGCTTACCGCCAACAGTACGAAGAATCTTTGTAGTCTTTGTAGGTACACCTGGTTTTACCTTAGCCTTAAGGCGTGATTTAGGATTTAATGCTTCATTAACTCTTGCATCTGCTTCATAATCTTTATCAGATGGCTTTGAAGAACGTGGTTCTTTTTCTGCGCCTTTTGCTAAACGCTTGTCAATAGAGTCTTGTGATTGTCCACCACGTGTTTCAGGTGCACCACTATCACGATTTTTAATTCTGTAATATCTATTTACAATTTCATCTTCACGTGCATTAGTTTTAGATGCACCGCCTTCAGCAGCACGCTTAGGTGTAATTTTAGGACGAGCAGGGTTTACTTTAATAGTAAGTGATTCTCTAATCCTATCACGTTGTGCTTTTAATCTATTAGCCACAACATCAGATGCTTTTTTAGGGGCTGTTCTTGTAACAGTAACTGCGCTACGCGTATTAAGCGTGCGACTAACTGGCTTAGTAACTGTTGTTGCTTCTTTACTAAGAGTTCCATAACCACGATATTTACCTGATTTAGTTGTAATGCGAACGTCTGGTTTAGGAGCAGTACCTTTAAGTGATGTTTCACCACCAAGGCGACGAGCCTTTGGTCCTGCTGCTTCTTCTGCTACACGACGAGCAGCAACTTTAGAAACTTTATTTTCAGCGGCTGCTTTCTCCGCTACAATCTGCGCACCTTTGCGGTCAACAATAATGCGAGCGCCAGTGCGCTCAACAAAGTTAGCAACAGCCTTGCCTGGTCCACCAAACGGAACTTCTTGCTTGACAAGTTTCATCTTGCCTGAGTTAATACCTTGTTTAACTACATCTTTAATAGTTCTTTTTTCGCCGCCACTAAGACCGCTACTACGAGTAGTACCGCCATCTGTTGCTTCAATAGCCATTACCACTTCACCTTGTCTGCCCAGTATGCGGCGCTCATCTTGCCCTTGGCAATGTTCTTAGCATGACGGGCTTTGAATGAAGCCTGACGTGCAGTTGGCTGACGGTCTCCGACCACGCCCTGTTGCCCGAAACGAATCAGTTTTACCTGACCGCCTTCTTTAGCCACAACAACGTGTGACTTCTTTGGGTGGTTGGGAGTGCGCTTTGGTTTGTTATAACCTGATACACCTGCACGCTTAAGGCGTGGGTCGGAGTTAGCCATTTACTTACCTTTAACCTTCTTAAGATTTGGGTTTGCTTTTTTTGCTGCTGGGCTTGCCTTGCGTGTAGATGACGCAAGGATTGCACCAGCAGACTTCATTGACACACCTGACTTTTTGGCGATTGACTTCTGTGCTGCTTGGAAGCCCATGCCCTTGTGATTTGCCATTACTTTGTAATTTGCTTTCCAGATTTGTCATAACGTCGTCCTTGAAGTAGTGCTCCGTAAAACTGTCCTACTTCTGGATTACGTGCTGGTGCATTCTTTAGGTTTCTCCAGTCGCTATATTCTTTAGCAACATTACCTAGATAAGAAGCAGCCTTTTGCGCACCAGATGATTTGCGAACCGCTGGTGTTGGGATGCCTGGAGTTGGAATACGATTAGGCATAATTAAATCTTACGTCCGCCGCCAGTTGGCTGGGTGTAGATACCTTGGATTAATTGTGATGGACCATTTGCTGTTCCGCCACCTGCACGTGGTGCAGATGTTGGTGCCTGTCCTGGAGCAACTCCACCAAAGAAGTCGCTCTTGTTTACAGATGAAACATCTGTTGCTGCCTTACGTACCTTGGCTGGAATAACAAGTCCAGCGGCGGTTTCATTTGACTTTAGATATTCATTAGCCATTTACATTACCTTATTTCTTTCTGATGGTGGTGGTGGTACGTCAAAGCCCTTAATAATATCTGCGCTCTGACCTTCGGCAACGCGTACGCCTGCCGTAATTACTGTTCTCATTTGATTGCCATTGGCATCTGTGCAGCCACATTCAACGCACATAATTATTTGCCCTTCTTCATTTTCATAACACGGTTGCGAAGAGCCATGTCCATCTTCATATCTGCCTTAGCAGATGGCTTCTTAGCATCCATCTTCTTATCTGCAGTCTTGAACGCCATCTTCTGTGCAGGCTTCATGCCCTTCATCATTCCAGCGTCCTGCTTCATGTCTGCCTTCTTAGACATTACAGCCTTTTTTGCTACAGCCTTTTTCATTGCAGCCATTTATATTGCTCCTACTTCTTTCATTACTTCGACGGTTTGTTTAGTTATGTGTTGTGTTGCTGGCATCTTGCCTGCGTCATAAGGTTTGTTTAAAACCTCACTAGCCTCAAGTGCACTTCTGATTGCCTTGGTAGATGTACCCGCTGGCTGTACTCCTTGTGATTTAGCATCACGATATAACTGGAGTTCTTTGTCCCACTTCTTCTGTGTTGTACCACTAGCAATAATGTTGCTTGATGCATCGCCAGTTGCTAGTTGTAATCCTTTAGCCTTGCAACCAAAACAATCTTCGCCACACTGTGTGTGGTCAATCTCAATCTCTTCATAGTAGAACGGTGCATCTGCTGTAATATCACAGAGTACGCATCCCCACTTTGTAGCCTTGAAGTCATGGTTTGGGGTGAAGCCCCATTCCAAAACTTTACTGATATGTGTGTGTCCCTCCACTTATACCGCCCTTACGTTTGCTCCGTATCCTGCATTGGTTAACTCTGTGTAAGTACCTTGACTGATTTCATATTCATGTCCACCAAGATAAAACAAGTCTGCTGCTTTTATTACATCCTCAGTTGGGAATGTAGTTGTAGACCACACGCCAGCATTGCGCATAAGACTTACACCACGTGTCAAGCGATAGCGGATAAACAAACGTCCACCGCCTGCTGGACCGTACTCCTCAGTAGGAGGAGTTAGGTAGTACTTAGTCATGGGTCTCCTTAATTGACTTACCGCAATGCAGTGACCGAAGCCACTGCACTGCTGTCAGTCAACTATTAGTAGTTGATTGAAGAAGATGTCTCTACGCGGTAGAGTGCTTCCTGACGGTAGATAGCGTGACCAAGTACGCCGTACCATCCGAGTGGACGGTGACGCATCAACTTGTCAACGACTGGTCCGATAACAACATGTGGCTCTTCTGCGACTGCTTCGGCAAGTGCCTGCTGTCCAGCAAAGTATGTGTTGTAAACGTTTGTCTCATGTGTAAATGTGATTGACGCACCAGATGTAACCTGAGTTGTAATCGCTGTATCAATTGTTACATTGAGACCAGAGATAGAAACAACCTGAGCACCTGTTGGTACGTTAGTACCAGCAACAAGGTCAGATACCAAAATACCTGATGTTGATGTAACAGCAAGAACTGTTGCACCTACGTTACCTGAAGCAGTTGTGGTTGTTGTAGATGTTGACTTAGCAGCACCCTTAAAATCGTTGTATAGACGTGGTGATTCAACATAGAATGCACCTTCGTATGTTCCGATTTCTCCAGCCCAGATTGCATCGTTAGCCTGGTATTCGTGTGGCTGACGCCATGAACCTACACCAGTTTCAGCACGAAGGTCGTGTGATACTTCAGGGTGGATACCAGCCCAGTAAAGTGAACCCTTACGTGGGATAGCCTTGTTAGCACGCAACTTAGCAGTTGTCTTACGAGCAAGTGCTGAAGTGAATGTGTCTGATGATGTAAGTGTTGCTGTAGATGTACGTGTTCCACCGTAGAGAACGTTGTCTCCCTGGCGAAGCACTGTCTGTGCAACGTCATCAATTGAGTCTGCCATGTTGAACGCAATGATGTTAGCAACTGCTGGGTCTACGTCAGCAAGGCTGAAGAGTTCCAAAGCACGTGTAACGAGTACTGCGTTACCATACTCAGCAAGAGTAATGGTTGTGTATGTTGGTGTAGCAAGTGCTACAGCATCTGGGTCAGTCTGTTCTGTAAGAGTTGTAGTCTGCTTTGAGAGGTCTACATAACGCTGCAAGACAACAGATGAACCAGGGATGCTTTGACGCGCAGGAGTCTTATCGGCTACTGAGCGAATGAGTGGTTGAGCACGTAGTGCGAACTCGATGAGGCGGTCATACGCCTTCTGTACGAGACCAGCACCACCAACTGTACCGCCTAGAGAAGCGGAACCTGTGGTTGTATATGCATTAGCCATTTATTGCACCTCCTTATGAGGATGTTAGATTTCGGTTGAGTTAGTTAAAATCGCCCGACTGAATCATTGAGATAATCTCTTCTGCCGAAGCAGCATTATTGAGTTTTAACAATGTGTCAGCCGCACGGTCAGGCGTCATCGCCTGTTGCGTGACAATGTCCTGCTGGCGTAATGCCGCACGGTCAAGTGTCTGCTCAGGCGCGTCGTTGTACTGAACTTCTAATCCAAAGACCTCGGCGTTTTCAGTTAAGTAGTCAACGACTGACTCTTCTGTAACATCTCCATCTAGTTCTTTTGCGATTAGACGTGCAGCCTTTACGCTTACGCCATTATTTTCTAGAACTTTCTTGATGACTGACTCACGTTGTGCTTTGCTGAACGTCTCCAGTTGCTCTGTTAGTTCTTTGATACGCTTCTCATCAGACCGCTTTGCTTTACGCAATTGCTTCATGACATCACTGTCATTCATCGGCTGTGTAGGAGTTGTATCCTCGTCATCTTCTTCGTCCCAGTAGTTGTTGCTCATAGCAACCGTCCTCCCATATTTCATTAGTTGAATCGCAGACCACAGTTCTAGGTCGGGGAACCTAGGCTGGCTTCTACTCCCAGTCTTTACGCCGCACGGGGCTGGTGGGTCCGTGTCGGGATATTAGTTAGTACTTGCCTTGTATTGATTTGCCAAGGCTAGAGAACTGACTGCTTAAGCCAGAGTCTCCACCAAACATTGCTCGTTCCTTTGATGCTAAGCGGTTACGCTTTAACTTAGCCTCTGCATCTTGTTTTAAGAATTCATCTTCAGCATTTGTTTGTGAGTACTGAATCATCTCTTCGTTATAAATGTTAGATAGTTTCATACCACCTGGTAGAACTTCAGCAACATTGGCATAAGCATTTTGTGCTTGACCTTTAGTTACACCTAACTTAGCAAACTCTTCAGCACGTGTGCCACCAAGGTTAAAACCTTGTTGATTAGCGGCAGCACCAATCTCAGATGCAGTTACCTTGGTTTGAAGCAATGGTAATGATTCATCTGGTGCAAGGAAATAACTAATAAGGTCAGTCTTAGTTACTGCTGGGTAGTATTCTTGAAAGTTTTTTTGAATTGCTGGGTCCATATTGATGACACGTGTAGCAGCCAAATCAATGCGGTCTTTAAATTCTTTAGGTGACAAGTCATTTGCAATATACTCAGCAAATTTCTTTTCATTTGCGTAACGGTCAGTGCTAAGCATATTATTTAATCCATATGCTTTAATAGTTTCAGCATAAGAGTTTTCATTGTAGACATACTCTGCTTCTGTTAAAGCATTAAGTCCTTTTGAAAGACGGGCTTTATTACCAGCAAATCGTGTAGTATATGCATCATTCCAACGCTCACCACTTGTGCCATTAATAAAACCACTATCATATTTAAGTTTAGTAGATGCTTCTTCTGCAGTAAATCCTTGCTCCATTAACTTCTGAAGTGTGCCAGCAAGCGAGCCAAGGTTATACTGTGTAAAAAGTGCAGTTAATACAGAGAAAGCATCACGTGTTTCTGCTGTAATAATTTTACCATTTACGCCATTAAGACCTGTACTGCTTCCGCTACCACCACTACCATCGCCACTACCACCGCTACCATCAGAAGCAGGTAATTTGTAAAGTTGGTATTTACCTGTATTGGTTCCACCAATCCATTTGTATTCATATCCAGCAGGTGCATCTGGCATAACGCTTTTATTTAATAGTGGGTCTTTTGCAACTGCAGCAACGCGCTCTGCATCTCTTGCTGCTATTTTACGAGCAAGGAATTGAGTATTTGTTTCTGTAGGAAGTTTAGTTAATTCAGAAGAAACAATTTCTGTTTTGTCTGATAGTCCAGTAGCGGCAGCATCTGCTGCTGCATTTTCTGCAGCAGTCTTTCCCTTTTCACCTTCTACATTTGGAGTAAAAGTTACTGGTGTATAAAAGTTATCTTCATCTATAGATGCTTTAGCCATTTATCCACCAAATCCAAACGAAGATAGAATTTTCTGAGCATAATTATTTGCTACAGTATGTGCTTCATCAGTAGTACGCCATTCTGGTTTTGCTTGTAGTGCACGGTTAAAGTCAGATATGCTTATGCCCTTAGAAAGCGCATCCATAACATCTTTGTCTGTAGTGGATACTGGTACGGCTACGCCTAACTTCTGTTTCTTAGCATATGCATACTGGTCAGCAATATCTTGTACGGTTCCGCCTGCAAGAATGTGGTCTTTAAGTTGTGGATGCAAAACAATAGAAGTTTGTTTAATACGTTCTTCTTGTTTCTTAAGATAATCCTGTTGTCCTAAGCCAGCGGCTACATATTTAAGAGCATCTGCTGCAGACATTTGTACGCCATATGAAGAGGCGTACTGTTGAAGTGCAGCAATATCTGTAGCAGCACGACCACCAGATTGAAGCAACTTATCTACATCTGTACCAGCAAGAGATTTTTTTGCTACAGTAGCAGCCAAAAGTACATGGTCAGTTTGAGCCAACTCAGAACCAGTAGTAGTACCACCTGACACAGTACGTATAGCCTTTTGTTCTGCTGCATGTAATTGTGTGTAGTAAGCATTTTCTTCTTGTGGTGTAGATGCTGAACCTCTAAGGTCAATTAAATACTGGTCAAGTTCTTTCTTGGCATCACCACGTGTGGTAATAGTTTTGTACTGTGTAGGTGTTCCTGCTCCACCAAGTGAAGATGCTTTGGTAAAAAATTCAACAGTACTCATAGCAATTGCATTAGGAGTAGATTGACCATCAGCAATAAAACGACTACTATAGTCATTAATTAATTTTTTAACATCATTCTTCCATTGACCATTTTGAAGGTTAGCAGAATTTGAATAATGTTTATTTATTAATTCTTGTTGAAAAGATTTTAATGCTTCTGGTGTAGAATAGTTCTTAAGTAATTCTGCAACGGCTGCATCGCTGCCACCATTTGCCTGCGTAAACGGCGTAGTTGTAACTTTTCCATCAGCGGTTTTAGTTGAGACAAACATAACCTGATTGCCTGATGCATCATTTACTCCGCCTTGCGGGGCAACTGTATAGTTATTAAAGTTAATACCACTAAGATTATTAATTTTTAATAATGGTTTATTACTGGCTGCTTGTTGTGCTGTATCTAATGCAGATTGAGCATTTGCTACTGCTTGAGCAGCAGTATCAGCCTGTCCTTGACCACGTGACGGAATCAATGAATCAGCACGGGCTTTTTCAGCCTTGGCTTTTTCTAATTTATCTGCAGCATCTTTAGCAACTTTTGCTTTATCTGCATCTTTAGCGGCAGCATCTACCTGTGCTTTATATTTAGTTTCTGCCGCTAATGCATCTTGATATTTTTTTGACCATTCTTCATATGCAGCCTTAGTTAAATTGTATTCTTCAATAACTTGTTTAGTAAAAACCCCAGGGTCATTTCGTTTTGCATAATATTCTTGTGCGCGAAGCCAACCTGCTTCAAGTCCACCACGACCAGCAGTACCTTTAAGTTTATCTTCTGCTTCTTTGCGGGCAGTAATGGCTCTGCCGTATAGTTGGTCTACACTTAGTTTCTTATCAGCCATTATTTAATTCCTTTATATACATAGTATGAATCACGTGAATAGAATGAAAGCATTGACTTAAAGATGGCACGATTTGCCTCGGCTACATATAAGTCGCCTAGTGTTAAGCCCTTTAACTGTGCCTCAATCTGTTCTCTGCGTTGTGCTTTAATACTTGCACCACCATCACTAAGATTCTTTAGTGCTGGGTCTGTACAAAATGCAACGTAGTCACGCATTAACTTAACTGCAACAGCCATACGTTGACGTGTTGCTGGTTCAACTGGAGTACTAGGGTCATTAATAATTTGCTCAACGCTGTTAAGCATTATGCCTTCTTTGCCAATGTTATTACCCTGCCCAATAAGGGCTGGCTTTAATAGTGGATTAGCAGAGACAAGAGATTGACGAGCATTGGTAGCATCATTAATAATTGCGGCACGTGACATTTGGTCGGCAGTTTGAGATAGTTGTTCTTTCTCAATACGTGCAATGTCATAGTATGACTGCTTATCTTGTGCTACAAGTA